GCCCATACTGCTCATGCAGGGCGGCAGGGTCGATGCCGCTACGCTGCGCCAGAGCGTTTATGGCGCGTGAGTACATGGTCGCGTATGTGTCAGCGGTCGCCCTGTCAAATCGCCCCAGAAGCTGCCCCAAGACGTCCTGCTTGATTGTGGCGATGGAAGGAGCCTCAGCCTCGGTGCCTTCGGTCTCCATGGCCGCTTGAATCTCGGTCTCGACCTGCTGCCGGTCGGCCTCGAGCGCCTGAACCTCGCGCATCGTCAGGTCGCCTTGAAAGAGCCGGGTGTCTTGAATCAGCGCGGCATGGTGTTCAGTCGCGGCCAGCCGGGTCGCGTAGTTCTCGATGGGGATGACCACATCACCGCCGATCGCCACCGCCTCGGCATAGTTGGCCGCGCCCACCTCGGTCGCAATCTGCGCCGGGTCGACGTTCTGACTCTGCCAGTACTGCGTGAACTGGTCAGCCGGAATGAAGACGTTCTCGATCGGCCCCTGTTCCCGAGCCTTTGCCACGAAGTCCCGAAACTGCTCCGGCAGTCGCTCGCGCAACTTGGACGCCTTCGCGCTCTCCCCAAGCGCCTCCATGAACTGCGCGGTCTGGTTCGCCTTGCGCACCTCGCGCACGTTCGAGGTCGCAGAGATGGCCGCACCAGGCAAGCCCACGCCAGCACCGCCCGCGAACCCAGCAGCACCGGCCTCAAGCACCCGCGCCATGTCGCCCTCGTCGGCGGCAAACTCCTGACCGGACACACCCTGCGCCAGCTCGCGCCCGAGGATGACGCCCAGCTCCTGCAGCGACTCGGTGACGCCCTCGATGCTCGCCGACTGCAGCCACTTCTTCCCAGCCTGCGCGATGGCATTGCGAAAGGTCGGACGCTCCAGAAGCGCCTTTACCGCCTCACGAGACCCGCGCCCAAGCAGCCGGTCGAGACCGGGAATCATCCTGGCAAGTGCAATGTCACCTACCGTCTCAAGACCGGCATTCAAGAGCCCAGCCGCCGCCGCAGCGCCACGCGCCACAGCCGGGTCGAGCGGAACGCCGGATTCGTCTTTAATGCCCTCGTACTCGGCAAACGCGAACCCGGTCTCTTCCTTGTAATTGTAGACCGTCGATGCCGTGATGAACCCAGCCCGAGCGCCGAACGCAAACGCACCCGGCACCGTGACCATTTCCTCCGGCAAAGCAACCTGCGGACCAGCCTGCCCGAGCGCGAGCGCCACGCCTGCGCCAGTCGTACCGCCGACGATGGCTCCCTTGCCGCCCTCGCGGATGGAACTGACCAGCGATCGCGCCGTGTAGCCGGTCTGCCCGAGAAACCACGCAAACGGGTTGTCACCGCGCTCGGTCGTGCGCCCAAGAGCGCCAATCTCATCGAGCAACTTGCGCCGCTCTGCCGCCTCGCTCGAGCTCATGATCTCGCCAGAGACCGCCCGCCAATTCAACGGGCTCACCTGATCTTGAACAGAAGCCTGCTTCCACCCTTGCACCGGAGCGATGAAGGTGCGCTCGATGCGCTCAAGCGTACCCACATCATCCCGCGCTACATCAGCCTGCTCGGACAGGAACGCCGCCGTCACCGGGCTCGACTTGACCAGGTTGTCGTAGTCCACCCCGCCGAGGATGGCCTGCCGCTCAATCTCCTTGCGGTCAGCCCGTACCGTCTCAATCGGCACGTTAACCTTCTGCGCGAGCCTGCGCAGCTCGGCCTCGACATCGGGCTCAGTCTGCGCAGCGCCATACATGGATGAACGCAGCGCCCCAGTCTGCTCCTGCCGCATCAGGTCAAGGTAGGGATTGTCCTCCTCAACCATTCGCCGGTAGTCGGTCACTTGATAAGCCCCTGCGCCTTCTTGAAGTAGAACTGGATGTTCGCCTCGCTGACTTCCTTGCCCTGCGCCCGCAGCGCCGCAGCAATCTGCCGCCGGTCAAACTCAGGCACTGTCACCGTGACAATCTCCTTGCCGGGCTCAACTTCAAACAGCGCCACATCGGTCGTGCCAAACAGACTCCCGCGCACTTCAACGCTGGCAAAGAGCCGGTCAATCTCAGCGTCACGCTGCTCCGGCGTCAGCTTGCGACCAGCCGCAGCCTCTGCCTCGCGGATGTTTGCGCCCAAGGTAGACCACGCTTTCGCTACCCGCTTGGCAGGTTCCGTCCCCTGCTTCGGGCTCGGGTCAAGACCCATCGCGGCAAGGCGCATGTTCATCCGTTGCGTCGTCGTCTGCACTTCCGTCTGCGCTACATCAGGCGTGTCGGAAGCCTCGCCCTGCAGCCGGATGAGCTCCTTGAACTCGGTGTCTTCCAGCCGATCGCGCAACGCCATCAGGTTTGTCTGACGCAGCAAGGCCGGGTTCGTCCGCAACTTGTAGTAGGCATCCCAATCGGTTTCGATCTTGCCGCCACCACGCAACCCGTCAGCGTAGTTGCGCACAGAGCCCAACTTGTCGCCCGGAATCGCAGAGCGCAACGAGGCAGGGAGCGCAGCAAGGTTGCCGCCGTTCGCTTCCAACCGCCCGTAAACCGCAGCCATGACCTCTTGCTCGCGCCGCTCACGGTCGCGCAACATGGACCCCAACTGCGCCAGCGCCTCACTGGTTGCGTCGTCGCGCACCCGCACGTTGTCACCGGCAATCTCGCGCACCTTCTGGCGCACCTCGGTCTCGCTCGGGATGCGACCCCCGAACGACCCAATCACATCGTCCGCAATACGCGCAGACGCCCGCAGGTCGGTCTCGGTCGCCACCTTTCCTTCGAGCTCCACGAGTCTCGGAGCCTTGATAGTCGATCGGTTGCGGTCAATGTACTGCGCGGCAAACTCTACATCCCCAGCATCGAGCGCCGAATTGACCACCGCCGAATGCACCTGATCTACGTTGTCCATCTGCACCGCCATCAGCGCATCCCCGGTGATGCCGTTGCGGTCAGCCCAGAGCGCCGTGTTCGCCACGATGCGCCCGATGCTGTCGTTCACCTTCGCCTGGTCGCGCCAGTTGAGCGCCGCCACATTGGTCTCGGTATCAATCGTTCCCTTGTAGACGTTATCCCGGTACTGATCGGTCTCGCGCAGGACATGCCGCATCAGCGAATCACCGAACTCAGCCTTCGCCATTCCAGCGCGACGCCGGAACAGGTCCTGCTGGCGGGTGCTCGGCAGGTCTTTCGCAACCTGCTCGATTGCCTTGTCGAAGTCGCCCGAGTACCGCGTCATGAAATCAGGCGCAACCGCATCAGCAGCCTTCTTCGATGCAAACCCCGTCTCCGGGTTCATCATCAGGTCGGTCTGCCGGTCTCGCAGTTGGTTGAACGCATCCTCTACCCGCAACTGGTCAAGGTCTGCCGACAACTGCCCGAACGCTGTAGCACCACGCGCCACGGCCTCGGCAGTCTCCGCAGCCTGAGTCCCCACAGCAGCGAGCCCACGCGCACTCGGCGTAGCGATGCGCGGGACAACCTGCTGACGGTAGAACTCGAGCTTCGCCATTATCTCGGCCCCGAGTATCGACCGCTTGTGGTGGTCATCGTGGTCGGGACGCGCCGTCCCGTCACGGTCACGCCGGTCAACTGCGACGACCTCGGGGATCGGGAGGGCAGCGTACCGCCAGCACCGGCATACCCACCAAGCGCGGCAGAACCAGCCTGCAGGATGCCCTGCGTCCACGACGGGCGAGAGGCACGGGTGATGCGAGCCTCGGTCAGAAGGCCAGCAGCCTGCGTCTCACCCTGATACGCCAGAGACAGAGCGTCCAACTCCGCAGCCGTCGCCGCCTGCTTGTACACATCGCCGAAGGTCACCGAGTCAAGAAGGCCAGCCTGCGCACCCGCCGCCCGAAGTTCGCCGAACTGCCGCCGCGTTTCGCGCCCGAGCGCCTCAGTCTCAAGCCCAGCCTGCCGCCGAGCAACACCGGCCTCGACCTCGAGCGCACGAGCCTGCGCAGCGCCGACCGCCCGCTGCTGGCCGGTTGCCATCAGAGACGACCCCGCCGATGCTGCAGCAGCAATTGCGGCTATGGTAATCGGGTCTGCCATCAGAGAACCCTCGCGTACATGTCCATATCCTGACCTCGCTGGAAGGCTCGCATCCGGCCCTCACGCTCGAACCCGAGCATTCTCGCCCATCGGTGACCGGGCATAAAGTCCGGCACCACATACGCCTCGACGCGCTCGATCCCGCAGCCGTCGAAGAACTCGGCAACCGCACGGTGGATGCTTATCATGCACCGGCCAGAGTCCGCAGAGAGCAGCGCCCACGCCGACGCCCGCCCCTCCCACAGGTTCACCAGTCCGGCGCAGCACACAATCCGACCGCCCTCACGCGCCGTATAGCAGGGACCCGCATCGGCCAGCTCCTGTCCATACCCCGGTCGCCCCACGAACGGCGACAGGAACTCCTGCGAGGGCTGCAGGCTCAACTCCTCAAGGTCAGCCGGCACAAATGGCAGCACCTCGAAGGTCATCCCTGCGTCTCCATCTCAGGGTAAAGCGCGATGACGGTCATTGGCAGGGGCTGGTCAGCCACCACCCAGATGCGCCCGTCCGTCTCGTACCCGCCCGGAAAGGCGAACACATCAGTATCGCCCGTCAGCAGGGGCGGCTCCTCGTCCATAAAGTCGTTGTTGGTGCGGTACTGGATGAGGTCAAGATTGTTCGGCCCCGGTCCCACCTTGCCACCCAAGCTCGCATATAGCCGCAACCCGCACTTGTGGATGCGCTTGATCTTGGCCTGCGCCGTGCCGATCGCTGCACCGGCTTCGATGCGCTGCGTCGCAAGCGTCGAGGTGTACGGATACCCCACAGTCGCCCGCGAGGTGGGGAACGGCATCGTCACCGCACCGTCCGTCACCACAAGGCCGGTGACCTCCTCGCCGTCCGCAAGCGCAGAGACCGTCTCGCCCTCGAGGTGCCACAGGCCGCGCAAGGTCGTCGCCGTCAGCCGCCACTCGTTGAACGGGACATCATCGTTCGGGAACACCGAGACGATGGTCACAAGCGCAGACTCCTGGTCGATGACCGTGGTGATTTCCGCACGCGCCGAGCGCCAGAGCTGGTTGTCCTCGTCATAGTACCGATGCACGATCTCGCGCCCGACATCCCCAGCAACGAATACAGGGTCGTTGATGGTGATGAACTCGCCGCTTTCAGACACGATGAACTCGTCCGCTTCACTCGCAATCTCAAGGCTCGATGTCACCGTCGCCAGTACGTTGGTCGAACCGGCAGTCTGGTACCCGTCCGCAAGGAACAGGTCGGCAGGCACCACCGCGTTGAACTCGAGCGAGGCGTCCAGGTACCCAGCCCCTTGGATGTCCTCGCCTTCCTCAATCGACTGCCCGATGTACTCGATGAACCGCTGCGTCCGGTTCACATCGTCCTCGGTTGTCAACTGGTCAGAACCCTCGGTCAACAAACCGCCACCGGCCTCAAGCGCCAACTCATACGGGAAGTCGCCCTCGATGGTGCGCGAGACCACCAACCACACATCGTCCAAGTCCCCGTTCGGACTCGGGATAATCTGCACCGCCTCGACCTTCGCGTCGTTCCCCGCGATGGGATGCTGGTGCCAGCCGTAGATGTTCTGTTCCCGGTCGTAAGTCAGCCCGATGAGCCGCCCGTTGCCCAAGACACACCAGATGATGTCGTCCGGCTCCTTCTGATACTCCATGTCCACAATGCCCGAGCGCGTAACCTCGGGGTACAGAACATTCATGTCCCTCGGCACGAACGCATCCACCTGCAGGTCAAACCGCAGCTCCATGATGCGCCGCCCACCTACGCGGGCAAAGATGATTGCATCCTCGACCAGCGTCGGCTCAAGCTCCATCGACCCCTCGGCAGACTGCAGGTCGAACTTCACGTTCTCCGGGCCGAGCGGCGCGGTCGTCACGTTCTCGCGGATGGCGATCTCCGCACCCGCAGTCCCGACGATGAGCGCGTTACCTGGACGCAGCCACCGCACCTTGTCCACATTGCCGACCGCGAGCGTCAGGTTCAGCGCGTTGTCGGCGAGGATCTCGCCCATCGTGTCGACCGCATGGGACAGGTAATCCCCGGCGACCGAGGCATACACATCCTGCCCGCCGCCCCACCACAGCCGGTCGCGCCAGAACGCGGTCTTGTAGGGATAGGCCGCGCCCATGCCCAGACCCCACGCGCCGATGCGATAGACGCACGAGGCCGACCCAAGCAGCTCAGTCGGAGCCACGCCCGGGCCGATAACATCCGCATCGACCTGCGTCGTGCTGGTCACCGCCGTGATCTTGAGGATGACATAGCCCGGGTGCAGGAACTTCCACAGCACCCCGGCGTTACCGTCGTAGTCCTGTCCTTCCTCGTGGATGGGCCGGATCGCGCCGGTCGTGGCGCTGTTCTGCGCCTGATAAAACTTCCCGCTCGACTTGCGAATATCGCCCGCCGTGATGGACTTCGCCGGTTCCCACTGCGTCGTCGTGATGTTCACCGGCTGCAACCGCAGGAGCATACCCACGGAGTCGTTGTCGAATATCGCAAGGCCGGAGGTCACCGTGACATTGCCGGTCGTCGCGGTCAGCGAGAAGCTTTCTTTCGCATCCGGCTCACGCTGGAACGGACCATCGGTCGGCGCGTAGTCCGCAAAGGCCCAGCTCGTGTTCCCGCTGCGCGTCAGGGTCTGCGGCGCATACCCTTCGCACCCGACATAGAGCACATCGCCAGACTGCGCGATGGACAGCGCCGAAGTGTTCTCAGCGGTGAACAGATCCTCCACCGCATACGGACTCGGGATCGTGTAGACCCGCGCCACATCGCCGTTGCCGTTGTAGGCCGTGTACCCGGTCGTGTCGATCACACCGCCGTCGATGTCGTAGAGCTCGAAGGTCTTGGCTCCGGCATTGACATTCGTCACCTTCACATACCGGCCATTCACCTGCGACATGCCGTTCACGAGCGAGATGTACATCCAGTCGCCGTTCGACGGGTCTGCACCTACATAGGTCAGCACACCCGGACTCGCCTGCGTGATGTTTGAGATGTCGAGCGGGTCCTCGAGCACCACCCCACGGTCGGTGAAAAGCCTGCAGTAGTAATCGCCGAACTCGATGACATACGCCTGGTCGAAGGCGAACTCGAACCGCTGCAGCCACACCCGCTTGTCAGGGTACAGCGTCTGCAGGACATACTTCGTGCCGGGACACCGCTTCGCCGGACCCTGCGCGGTCGGGATGAACCGCCGCATACGGAAGGTCGAGGAGGCGTACTTGTCGAAGTCGGTGCGACCGCTCATCAGCGACCCGACCTCGCCACCGTTGAAGTTGACGATCGCTGGGTTGACGTTTGGCATCAGAGCCTCACAGACAGCCAAGTCGTGTCGGCAATCGACTCCGGTGGGTTTTCAATGGCGTTTGCTCGGACCGCCTCCGTCAGGCACAGGCGATAGTCGCGCAGCGCCGCGTTTTTTTTAGCGTCAGATTGTGTCAAAGCCTCTGCTACGTTGTACGCCAGCAGAGCCGAAAACGCCTCGTCAAACGATGAGTCAAACTTCGTCGGGTCAGTCACCCGCGACAGGTAGCGCAGGTTCATCTGTTCAGACGAGTTGGTCAGTATCTTGCCACCCTCGAGCTGGTACTCCTGCCCACCACCGCCAATCAGGTCGGACAGGTCCGGCGCAGGGAAAAACGCACCAACCTGCAGGATGCGCAAGCAGTCGGTCGGCAGGGTGAACTGGTACGAATAGCCGAAGGTCGGCACCGCGACATCAGCCGCGATGTTCGCCCGCTTCACGCAGAAGCGCCAGTTGTAGGTGCGCTGCAGTTTGTCCCGCAGCATCCCATAGATGGCGTTCAGCTCACGCGCAGGCTTGGTGTTATCCGTAAGCGAAGTGATCCGCAGGTCACCAATCTTGGTGAGCGCGAGGTTCGCAATTGCAACGTCACTCGTAGCCACGGGCTCCTCCCGCAGCTATTAGGCTGGCGGCCAAGTATCCTGGGTGATCGCTTCCTTGAGCGTGTCGATCAGCAAGAGCACTTCGAGCTTGCTCATACCGATGAGATCCACACGAACCTCGACATCGAGGCTGGTCGTGGACGCACTCTCGGTCACGCTGCGGACACCGGCAGCGCCACGGTCGATTCCATAGAAACGGTCAGCCATGTCTGTCTCCCAGAAAGAAGGGACGAGCCGGTTACCCGACCCGCCCCTATACCTTACGCCGTGTAACGACCGATGAGCTTCACGGTGGCGGTGGCGTCAGCCGCCGCTGTCAGAGTGAAGGCCACATCGTAGAACACGCCCGGATCGGCGGTGAGGCCGAGGGCGTCCCACAGCTCCTTGCCCGAGTTGGCGATGGTGAAGAAACCACCGCCCTCGTGCAGAACGTCCACGCCGTTGAGCGCACCGTCCTTGAGGGACAGGGCGTCGGCGAAGAAGTTCGCATCGACCACCGCGCCACCGTCCTTGGCCGTGCGATACAGGCCAATGTCGGAGATCGTGGTCGTGCCGATGTCGGGCGAGTAGATACGGAGATCAGTCATCACCGCATTCGACGGCACCCGGAACATCCGGTAGGTCGAAGCAATGCTGTCCGTGTCCGTAATCGCCGCCGTGGCAACCTCAATGCGCTCAAAGCCGCCGTCTACACGGGGGTTGTTGAGCACGACCGGGGTCGCGTCTGCGTTGGTGATAAGGGTTGATTTAACTGCAACAACTGCCATGACTATTTACTCCCTTATTCCGCGCACAGGATGTCGACGACCTTCTTCTCTTCCGTGCGCGTCGCGCCGAAGGTACCCATCAGGTAGACCTGATACGGGTGCGAAGACAGGTCACGACGCTGCGTGACGTTGGACATGATGTCGTTCCAGACGCCCAGATGAACACCCGACGGCACCCACACGGGGCAGCGACGATGGCTCGAGGAGGTCGGAAGACGCTCGGTGTGGATGAAGTTGATCCCGAGGAAGCGGGTCACCTTGCCATCCTGCAGCACCGGAGCATCGGTGTTGAAGTCGGCATTCGTGACCTGCAACTGACCGAGAAGGTCGTCGTGCTGCTCGGCAGAAATGGCGCAGTACGCCGATTCGGCATCGAGGTCGACCTCGTTCTCCATCAGGATGCGACGGGCTTCGCGCAGCTTGTCCACCGTGAGGCCGACGTTGCCAGCGGCAGCGTAGTTCACAGCGACCTGCTGGTTGGCGGTGTCGAACGTGGTGCTCGTGCCACCGGCCTCGCCCGTCTTGTTCGTGCCGAAGATGCCCGAGATGATGACATCATCGATGGCGCGGCCCATCGCGTAGAGCCCGTTCTGCGAGTAGGCAGACTGCGGGTCGGCGAGGAGACGGAGCTTGTCGAAGTTGTCGATCAGGTCAGCCCAGTCGAAATCCTCCGGGAACACCCAGCGGCGGTTGTTCGGAGTGTTGACCGGGACAATCGGCGAGTACCGGGTCGAAACGGCACGGGCCGAGGTGGCACCGTACTGCGTGACGACTTCGGAAGCCTTGCCCATGTATGAACCAGTCTGCACGGCACCGCGCAGCTTGGAGCCCTTCTGCTGCAGGAGCAGCGAGATGTTCGTGCCGTACTGAACGGCATAAACGGATGCGATATTGTCGGCCATGATAGCCCTCCAGAAAACATTAAATGACGATGTTCTCGGATGGCTTGTCCGTTACC